CCATCCACATCCGTGGCACGCACAACGACGCTCACCGTGTCCGGGCAGACCCTCGCGAACGAGGTCTTCTACACGGACTACCCGCTCAGCAGGTCCGACTCCGGCGAGCTCACATTCGCCGTTCCGGGCGTGCTGTCCGGTGGTGTCGTTCCGACTTGGTCCTGAAGGGGGAGCGCTGTGGGCTACCGGCACAAGCCGAAGAACATCGTCCTCAAATTCGACGAGGGCTCCGACTATCCCGGGTTCGAGTGCACTCTCCGGGGTCTCACCCTCGGCGAGTACCGGGAAGTCATCGGGATTGACGAGGTCGACAACAGTGCGGTCGGCACCATGCTCGGCCGGTTCGCCACGGCCCTCATCTCCTGGAATCTGGAGGACGAGCAGGGCCATCCCGTGGCGCTGACTCCGGAGGCCGTGCTTGCGCAGGACAAGGACCTCATGCTGAAGGCCGCCGAATCGTGGATCGATGCGATCCACGGGGTGCCAGCCCCTTTGGGGCAGAGCTCGCCCGATGGCGCGCCGTCCCCGGAGGTGTCGATTCCGATGGACGTCCTGTCACCAAGCCTGGCGAGCTAGCCGAGGCCGAGATGATCCTCGGCCTGTGCGACCGGTTCCACTGCCTCCCCTCCGAACTGCTTGCTGAGGACGCCGCGCTGTTGCGGCTCCTGGCAATCGAGCGGCTCGGCACCCCAGAGACGTACGGCGACGCGGAGGGGTGACGGGCTGTGGCTGATGACGTCAACATCGTCGTACGGGTCCGGAATGCGACCCGCGCGGGTTTCGATTCGGTCAGCCAGTCGCTGACGCGGCTGACGCGGCAGGCAGCAGCGGGCGACAAGTCGTTCGGCCAGTTGCGGGCATCCGCGATCAGTCTGGCGCCGGCCCTAATTCCGGTGGCTGCGGCGGCTGTTCCGATTGCTGCGTCGCTGGCTTCTGCTGGTGCTGCTGTGGGTGCGTTCGGCGCTGCCGTTGGCGGCCAGGTAGTGGCGCTGGGGGAAGCTTCCGATGCGGAGACCAAATACTCCGATGCGGTCGATGAGCACGGTAAGGCCAGTAAGGAGGCCGTGCAGGCGGAGCTGGCGTTCACGCGGGCAGTGGCGAAGTTGCCGCCTGCTACTCGTCAGGCGGCGGCTGGTTTGTCGTCGATGAAGGAGCAGTACAAGGCGTGGTCCGATTCGCTGGCGGACGACACGATGCCGGTGTTCACGAAAGCGTTCGCGACGCTGAGTGGTCTTTTCCCGAAGCTGACGCCGATGGTGAAGGGCGCGGCAGGTGAACTTGACCGGTTCGTGACGATCATCGCAGGTGGTATGGAGTCGCCAGGCTTTGACCGTTTCATGGCGAAGTTCTCCGATTTTGCGACGAAGGGCCTGCAGCGGGTCAACGACTCCATGGTCCGGTTCATGCGCACACTGGATGTCGGGAAGGTCGGCGGCGGGCTGTCCGAGTTCATGGACTACGCGCGGGCGAATGGCCCGTTGGTGGGCGAGACGCTCGGCAACATTGCGCGGGCCATGATCAAAGTGCTGGTGGCTGCGTCTGATGTGGGCGTGGGTCTACTGCAGGTAGTCAACGCGTTCGCGAAACTTGTGGCGGCGCTGCCGACGGGGTTGGTGAGCACGCTCCTGCAGGTGGCGGTCGCGTTCAAGGCGGTGAAGCTGGCGGCGGCTGGGTTCTCGGTGGTGTCCGCCGGCCTGTTGGCGGTATCGGCGAATATCGTTGCGATGCGCTCGGCGGCCGGTGGCGCGACTGGCCGTGTTGCTGGGCTGGCGGCTGCGCTGGGCGCGCTGTCGACCAAGGCGAAGATTGCGCTCGCGGCGACGGGCATCGGGCTGCTGGTGACGGCTGTAACGCAGTTGTCGAAGTCGAGCCGTCAGACTCCGCCTGATGTCGACCGGTTGACGACGTCGCTGGGGAAACTCGGGCAGTCCGGCAAGGTCAGTGGTGAGGCCGCGCGGCTGTTCGGCAAGGACTTGGACGGGCTGTACGAGTCGATCAGGGCTGTCGCGGATCCGTCCGCAGCAGACAAAATCGAGCAGGGCATCGGCAAGGCCCTGGGGAAGATCGACTCCAGTTCGGCGAAAGAGGCCGCGGAGCAGCTCGACGGTATCGACAAGGCGCTCGCGAACCTCGTGCGAGGTGGCAAGGCCGAGCTGGCAGCGGCTGCGCTGGACGGCATGGCTGCTGCGTATTCCAAGACCGGCAAGGACGCGGACAAGTTCCGTGCGCGGCTGGACGACTACAAGGCTGCGCTGGCGGATGCGGCGTTCGAGCAGGAGCTGGCGGCGAAGGCGCAGGGCCTGTTTGGTGAGCAGGCGTTGTCGACCAGCCGCAAGCTCGCCGAGCAGAAAGCGTCCGCGGATGGGCTGCGCGGGGCGCTCCAGGCCCTAAGCGATGTCAACCGCGGCGCGCTGGACGCCATGGGTGCGTTCGAGGCTTCCATCGACGCGGCAGCTGAGGCGGCCAAGGAGAACGCCGGGGCGCTGCGCTTCGTAAACGGACACCTTGATCAAAACTCCGAGCGGTCCAGGGCTGCGCGGGAAGCGCTAACGGATCTTGCGGGAAAGACGCATGAGGCGGCTGCCACAGCCCGTGAATCTGGCGAGTCCTGGTCGTACGTGAACGGAATCTACGACCGCGGCCGGAAGAAACTGATTGAAGTAGCTATGCAGATGGGCCTCACTAAGACCGAGGCTAAGAAGCTGGCGGAGCAGATCCTGCAGATTCCAAACAAGACAACCCGCTTCAAGGGGGACGTCGAGGACCTACGGCGGAAGGTCAATATTGCGAAGGATCGGCTCAGGTCGGTGCCGCAGTCCAAGCGGTCGCGCCTGCTGCTGAACATTCGGGATGTGGAGTCGAGCGTCCGCCGGGCGAAAAGAAGCATCGCCTCGGTCAAGAGCAAATCGGTCACCATCCACGCCAACTATGTGACGACGTCGTCCGGGTCGGCGTTCAACGTGGCGAAAAACCGCCGCGCCACGGGTGGTGTTGTTGGTGGTCATGCGCAGGGTGGTGGGCCGCGCTCGGCGTTGACGCTGGTGGGTGAGCAGGGCCCGGAGTTGGTGCAGTTGCCGTTCGGGTCGATGGTCCGGTCCAATGCGGACACGCGGCGCATGATGCGGTCCCGGCCGTGGTGGGAGGGCTCGTCCGGCGGGGCCGCGCTGCAGCAGCGGCGGCGGCAGGAGATCCAGCCGTCGTCCGGCGAGCCGATGATCGTGAACCTGTCCCTCGACGGGAAAAGCCTCGTGCGGCTGCTGGTGGACCCTCTGCGCCGGGAGATCAAAAACCTGAGCGGCGGGAACGTGCAGGCCGCCCTCGGCCGGTAACAGCAAGCCCCCAATCCTCGGAGGACAGCACCAGTGCACCGCTACAAAATTTACAACGGCGCCATGCCGACCACCTCGAACCGGACCGGAGTGACCACCGGCACCGCCATCAAAACGATGCTGCAACTGGCCACCCCGTCGACCCGCCAACTCCAGATCATCTCCTGGGGATTCAGCATGGACCGGGCTCCCGCCACCACCGGATCCGGCGTCGTCGAGCTCATCCAGACCGATGTGGCTGCCACCGTCACGGCCAGCGTGGCAGCCGATGTGCACCCGCTGGACCCCAATGCCCCGGCATCGCTCCTGACCCTCGGCACCACGTCCACCGGCTACACGTCCACCTCCGAGGGGACGCCGACCGCGACCCGCCTGTTCGACGCCACTCACGTCACGGGGGTTTCCAACGGGGCGTCTCCGACCAGCTACGGCTACCAGTTCATGCCGGATGAACGGCCCGTTGTGGCCGTGTCAAGGTTTCTGCGGGTGAGGGCGAATTTCACCGCCGCAGTCAACTTGATCGCATGGGTTTGCTGGGACGAGTGAGGGGTGGCTATGGGCGTAGCAGCCCGCGTCGCAGGGTGGCGGCAGCGCACCGGCGGATGGCCGGCCGTGGCCGCCGCATCGGGGTCGGCTCAGCCGACGCATCCGGTGGTGGAGATGTACATCCGGGAGGCGTGGACGGACATCTCTCAGTGGGTGCGGTACGAGCAGGGTGTCGCTATCCGCCGTGGCGGGAGTGACGCGTCGACGTTGTTGCAGTACGGGCGGTGCACGCTGACGCTCGACAATCGGGATGGGCGGTTCACTCCGCGGAATCCGGCCGGGCCCTGGTATGGGCAGATCGGCCGGAACACTCCGATTCGGGTGTGGCGGGCGGATGGTGATGTCCGCCGGTTCCGGTTTCACGGTGAGGTGACGTCCTGGCCTCTGCGGTGGGACACCACCGGCCAGGACATGTACATGCCGCTTGAGGCTGCGGGGATAGTGCAGCGGCTGACGCAGAGCGGTTCTACACGATCCACGCTGTACCGGGCGCTGGCCATCCTGGCCACGACACCGCCGATCGCGTACTGGCCGTGCGAGGACGCGTCCGGGTCCACGGCGCTGGCATCGGGTTTGCCGGGCGGGCAGTCGATGATCGTCAGCGGAACGCCGACGCTGGCCACCTATGACGAGTTCGCCGCGTCGGCGGCGATCCCCACGGTCGGTACCAGCACGTGGCTCGGAAACGTTCCGGCGCACGAGGCGACTGGCGCGTCGCAGGTCCGGTTCATCATCGGTATCCCAGCAGCGGGGCTGACGACCGGGACGATCCTCGTCCGCGTGTGGACCACGGGGACTGCTCGTCGTCTCGATCTGGAGTACGACAGCTCCTCCAGTGGCGGGTTCGGGGTGCGGGCGTACGACCAGGACGGGACACTCCTCGACTTCACGGGCTACCTCTCAGACGCGTACAACGGCAAAAATCTTCGCGTCTCGCTCTACGCCACACAAAGCGGAGCAAACTTCACCTTCGGGTACAACGCGACCGAGGTCGGCTCAGCGGACGGCCCCGGCCTCAGCGTCGAAGTCCTCAGCAGCAACTTCGGCCGTATCGACGCGGTACGGGTAGGACCCAACAGCGACATCGGTGACGCGGCGATCGGACACATCTCGGTACACGCCGAGGTCACGTCCATCCTCGACCTCACTGACGAACTCGCCGCCTACGTCGGGGAGACCGCAGGCCGAAGAGTTGAGCGCCTCGCACGCGAGGAAGGCATTGCCTTCCTGTCGGTGGGCGACCTGGATGACACCGCGGCCATGGGGACGCAGCAGCCAGGCTCGCTGATGGGCCTCCTCCAGGAGTGCGTGGACGCCGACATGGGGGTGCTGTACGAGCCGCGGGACATGCTGGGACTGGGCTACCGAACCCGGGTGTCTCTGTACAACCAGACTGCTGCCCTGGCGCTGGATTATGCAGCGGCCGAGCTGTTTGGCTCACTGGAGCCGACTGACGACGACAAAGACCTGGCCAACCGGGTTACCGCGACGAGGCAGGGCGGGTCATCGCGCACCGCTGAGCTGCTGTCCGGGCCGCTGTCGGTCCTGGCGCCACCGGACGGCGTGTACCCGTACGAGCAGTCGGTCACCGTCAACGTCGAGGCGGACGACCAGCTCAGCAACATCGCCGGATGGCGGGTCCGGCTGGGCACCGTCGACGAGACCCGCTACCCGAAAATCAGCATGTGGCTGCACAACCAGCGGATTGCAGCCGACACCGATCTGGTTCGCACCGCCCTGGTGACAGACCTCGGTGACCGCGTCACCGTGTCGAACCTGCCGTCGCAGCTCCCGCCGGGCGATGTGCAGCAGCTGGTGCAGGGCACCGAGGAGGTTCTCCGGAATCCGGAGCATGAGATCACCTTCGTGTGTGCGCCGGCGGCGCCGTGGAATGTGGCGACGGTGGACGGGGCAACGTATGCGCGGGCCGACACGGGTGGCAGCACGGTTGCCCAGAGCGTGGTGGCGGCCGCGGATACGAGTATCGACGTGCACACCACGCTGGGCACATCCCCGGTGTGGATCACCTCCGATGGTGTGGGTGGCACCGGGTACGCCGCCCAGTTCCCGTTCGACGTCGTGATCGGCGGGGAGCAGATGACGGTCACCGCATGCGAGTCGAAAACGTGGGACACGTTCACTCGATCGGAGACCGATGCGTGGGGGACATCCGACTCGGGACATACGTGGGATCTCGCGGCCGGGTCGGTCACGGAGCGGTCCGTTGACGGGAGTCAGGGCCTGGTGGTCCTTTCGTCGGCGCCGTCCACGATCCGGTTTCAGCAGATCATCGCCGATGTGACTGATTCCGAGACGATGGTTGCCATCACCCCTGACCAGGTCGCTACGGGCGCT